TGTTATCAACCATGAAGGATTGCCACTTGCTCGGACACGCTCCGGCACTTTGAGATTAACTGAAGACGATCACGGCTTGTATATGGAAACAGAGCTTGACCCAACTGACCCTGATGTCCAAAGCATTGTTCCAAAAATGAAACGCGGCGACTTGGACAAAATGTCTTTTGCATTCATTCCAACGCGCCAAGAGTGGGATGACAGCGGCGACATGCCACGGCGCACTATTCAGGAGGCACAGCTCTTTGACGTTTCTATCGTTACAACTCCGGCTTATGACGGCACAGAGATCGGTTTGCGTTCTCTGGAAGCCCACAGAAGTTTGAAAGTGAAATCTCAGGCTGCTCGGCGTCTTCGGATGAAAGTGCAGTTCAACGGATAACAGCGGTTCTCCTGCTGTTCGCCCTTCCCCCGCGCCTTGGGCAAGCGCAATAAATGGAGGCCAAAAATGGCTGATATCAAAGACCTGCGGGAGAAGATGGCGAACATCGCCACTGAGGCCCGCGCCAAACTTGCAGAAGTAAACGACAACACACCAGAAGATCGTGCTGCCGAAGTTGAGCGTGAATTTGACGCCATGATGGCCGATCACGACAAATTCTCAGCGCGTGCTGATCGTCTTGAAAAAGCTGACGCTGCACTGCGTGCCGCTGAAGCCGTTGACGTTTCCAAACGCCCGGTTGCTGAAGGTCGCTCTGCCCCTGCTGTTGACCAAGGTTCTGAAATCTCTTACCGCAAAGCGTTCTTCACAATGATCGCAAACGGTGGTGTTGAAGGCTTGGACAGCGAAGTTCGTTCTGTTCTGCGTCAATCTGAAGTTCGCACACAAACTGCTGGCACAAACTCTGCTGGTGGCTTTACTGTTCCAACAGAGCTGGCGTCATTCATTGACAAAGCAATGATTGCAACTGGCCCAATGTATAACAGTGACCTTTTCACAGTTATCAACACAACTGGCGGCAATCCTTTCAACATCCCAACAGTAAACGACACTGCTGTGACTGCTGAAGCTCACACTGAAGGCGGCACCGTCACTGACGATGCAGGCAAAGATGTTACCTTTGCCCAAAAGTCTTTGGGTGCATTTGCGTTTGACACCGAGTGGGTCCGTTGGTCCTATGAGTTGGCAAATGATTCCATCTTTAACGTGGAAAGCCTGTTGGGCGAACTGCTTGGCGAACGTCTTGGTCGCATCGCAAACTCAAAACTGACCACTGGTTCAGGTTCTTCAGATGTTGAAGGCATCGTAACCAACTCAGCTTTGGGCAAAACAGCCGCCGCAGTGGCCGCAGTTACAGCCGATGAAATCATTGACTTGATCCATTCGGTTGATCCTGCTTACCGTGCCTCGCCTTCAACAGCAATTATGATGAACGACAGCACACTTTCTGCGGTTCGGAAGCTGAAAGACGGCAATGGCAACTATCTTTGGGCAATGGGGAATTACCAAGCTGGTATTCCGCAAAACCTTTTGGGTTACAATGTTGTGGTCAACCAAGCAATGGACAGCCTTGCAACTGCGAAAAAGGTTATGTTGTTCGGTGATATGTCCAAGTTCTATGTGCGCAAAGCTGGCGCACCTTCCTTGTTCGTAGCGAAAGAGCGTTTTGCTCCTGACTATGGCATCTTGGGTTATGTTCGCTTTGACGGCGTTCTTGGCAACGCAGCAGCGGTCAAGCACCTCATCACAGCCTAAATAAATTAAGCAGGGGCTTCGGTCCCTGCTTATTCACAAGAGAGGATTTCCAATGAAAGTTCGTTTATTGACAGGCATGGCTGGCATCAATTTCAGCCACAACGCTGGTGATGAGATCGATTGCAATTCTGCTGAAGCCGCCCGATATATTGAGGCTGGCATCGCCGAAGCCATCGGCACTGTTTCAAAAGTTGAACGTGCTATTCGTAAAGTTAAAGTCGAGAAGGCTGTAAAGGAACAGTAAATGCCGCAGCCCCTTTTAGCTCATCATTCACTCGAAATTGTAGACGCGCCAGCGATCATCCCCATCACCCTTGATGAGGTGAAAGCGCAGTTGCGTGTTGAGCATACCGATGATGACACTATCATCCAGCGTTTAATTGACGTTGCAGTTGCCTACACTGATGTCAGGGGCGCTCTTGGTCAGGCGATGATTACCCAAAAATGGGCGCAGTGGATGGGTCCAAACCCAACTCAGAAGGTCGCGCTTGTTCTTGCCCCGGTTCAATCTGTCACTGCCATTAAATATTATGACGTTGACGGCGCATTGCAGACCGACACGCTGACAAATTATCAAACCTTTGGAACAGACTTTACTTCAACCGTTGGGCCAAAAGACGGATTTGCTTGGCCTGTAACGCAAAATCGTCCTGACGCCATAAGGATAGAATACCAAATTGGATTTGGTGACGCGATTGCTGACGTTCCTCAGAGCATCCGGCACGCACTTATGCTGCTTGTGGGCCACTGGTATGACAACCGGGAACAGTCACAGGCGGATAAACTGCAAGACATTCCATACGGTTTCGAGGAATTGCTGAACATTAGTCGGGTTTCTTGGTATGGTTAGGGCTGGCCTTTTGCGTGAGCGTGTTGTGTTTCAGCGTTTGTCTGAAGGCACGGTCGACGCATATGGCAATGTTTACACGGGCTGGGCCACATTGGTCACACGGTCTGCTGATCTGCGTGAGCAAAAAGGCAAAGAAAAGATTTCCGGCGGCGTGCTTGAGGACAATAATCTTGCCACTTTGCGCGTTCGTTCTGACAGCATAACTGCAACCGTCACTGCCGCTGATCGCGTGATTGCGCGTGGCATCACTTGGGCCATCAAGAACGTGATCCAGATCGACGCGAAGGACACAATGTTTGAGTTCGTTCTGGAAAAGGGCGTTGCAGCATGAAGGTCACTGGCGCAAATAAACTGGCGAAACAGTTTGACAAGATGCCTGAAGCTGTTGAGCGCCAGATTGTCAAGTCGATCAAGCGCAACACGGAAGCGGCTGCGCGGCTGGCTCGGAACCTTGTCCCTGTCGCTAGTGGTGAATTAAAGGGCTGGATACACACCAAATATGAACGCGGGAACCATGAGTTTCTTGGCTCAGTTGAGGCCGCACCGCCAGGCCGTGATGAGCAAATCAAAGCCAAGGCTGTTGAGTTTGGCCGCACAAAAGGCAATCGCGGCACGACTGAAGCGCAACCTTACATTCAACTGGCGCAAAAACTTCAGGGGCCAAAGTTCAAAAAGAGCATGAAGTCGGCGCTTCGGCGCGGGATTAAGGAGGCGGTCAATGGCTGATGGGTTTGCACTGTCTTTGCAAAAGGGGCTTCGGGCCGCGCTGGCTGCAAATAGCGGCGTGACGAATATTGTCAGCAGCCGCATTTATGATGAGCCGCCGCAGAACGCCACGTTTCCATATTTGCGATTTGGTGAAATATCGCCAGCCGCATTTGACACAGATACAATCGAAGGCTCATTGGTCGCTGTGACCTTTGAGGCTCATTCTCGCAGCCCTTCAGGCCGTGTTGAAGCCGTCCAGATAGTCGAGGCAGTAAAAGATGCTTTGCACCGCCAGGAAAGCTCTGTGACGGTCACTGGGTTCAACTTGGTTGAATTGATATTCGAGACTTTTTCGGTTACAAGAGATGGTGAAGGTCGTGGCTACACGGCTGTCATTGTGCTTCAGGCGATGCTTGAGGATACTGCCTAAACTCCCGCGCTGTGGGCAAGCGCAAAAAAATGGAGGCCAGTTATGGCTAAACAACTCGGACGCGCCCTGCTGGTCAAAATCGGTGACGCGGCATCGCCAGAGGTTTTCACAAACCTTTGCGGCTTAAATTCAAAATCACTGACAATCAATAACTCTTCGATTGATGTGACAACCCCTGACTGCACAACGCCAGAAGGCGCTTTGTGGACTGCAACGCTTGCTGGCCTGAAAAACTTGGGCCTATCCGGCGATGGTTTCTTTGAGGACAGTGTAGCAGAGGCGCGCATGAATACAGTGGCGATGGCCGCTGACAATACCGTCAACATGGAAATTGTTGTTCCTGACTTCGGAACATATTCTGGCGCATTTCGCATTGCTTCGCTGGAGTTCGGTGGTGAAACTGAAGGCGGCGTCACTTATTCCGTCTCGCTTGAGAGTAACGGCACAGTGGCCTACGCAGCCGCATAATGGCAATAACTGCTAAAGCAGAACGTGGGGGCATCGTCGAGACAATCGGCGATGCTTCCTACTCTTTCAAACTTCGCAATCGTGAGATTGAGCGTTTCGAGGATCAGCACCGGGGCATCTTTGACCTCTGGGAAGGGTTCTTTGGGCGCGGCACAAAGCCAAACAGCAAAGAGGTTCGTGACATCCTTGCGCTTGGCTTGGTCGGCGGTGGAATGAAAGACGCTGAAGCTGATGTGGTTATTTCAAAATGCACGCCGGAAGACTTAATGCGCTTGTTTCAGATCGCGCAAGCGGTTCTCGGCGTTGCCTTTATGCCTGACGTTGGAGACGAAAAGGTAAAAAAAAAGACGGAGGTCATAGACCAGACAGATTGAATGTTCGCGCTATGATCGCGAATGGCATCGTCATCGGTTTACGGCCAGATGAAATTCGTGATATGATCCCCAAAGATACTTGGATCGTATTTCAGGGATGGTCTGATGCACATTCGCCAAAAGAAGCTGGCGCAGATGCAATGACCTCGACTGATTACAAAGATTTGGTGAGGCGAGTAGATGGCCATTAGTGCGGAACAGTTAAACATTATCCTGTCAGCGAAGGATAAAGAATTTACACGCGCAATGGATCGAAGCCAAAAGCGCGTTGAGCGGTTTGCAAAAACGTCGAATAAAAATCTCAGCTCAACTTCAAAAGCGTTCAGTAAACTTGGCGCTGCTGTCAAGATTGCCGCTGCGGCGTTTTCTGCAACCGCAGTTATCTCTGGAATAAGAAACGTCACGCAAAAACTAGACGACATCGGTAAGACAGCCGACCAGATTGGCATCACTACCGATGCGCTTCAGGAACTCCGCACGGTAGCTGAAAGCTCTGGCGTGACATCTGATGAACTTGACAAGAGCATTGAGAAGCTGGGCAAGGGCTTGGCAGAGGCCGCAATGGGCCTTGGCACGGCGAAAGATGGATTGAAGACTTTAGGCTTAAACGCCAGAGACTTGATTGACATGGGCTTGGAAGATGCGCTTGGGGTTATTGCTACTGAGATAAACAAACTTCCAAACCCTATGGAAAAAACGGCTGCGGCAACTCAGCTCTTTGGCCGTAGCGGCGCACCTATGATTAACCTCTTGCGCGAGGGCGCAGACGGTATGGCCAACATGCGCAAAGAAGCGCGTGAGCTTGGCGTTGTAATTGATGAAGATTTAATCCGAAACGCTGAAGCCGCGCAGGACCAACTTGATTTGATGTCCAGAGTTATTGACGCAAACCTTTCGAGCGCACTGATTAACCTTGCTCCTCTGATTGTCGGAACTACTGAAAAGATTGCAGGATTGGCGTCTAGGGTCGGCAATTTAATTAGCAAGATTAATGAACTCCGAGAGCAGGGAGTGGGTAAGACGGTTATAACTGACGCTTATGTCAGCTCATTAGTAAATGAAGCTAGGGCTGCTGGATATGCGCAGGAAGAGCTTACCGCCCTTTTGAAAGCAAAGTTAAAGCTAAATGCCGCTCCGGCGGCAACGGACGGTAGTTTTGGGCCGGACCAAGAGGTGATTGACCAATTCCACGCAGCAGCGCGTGCGCTTGACGCGGCGTTGGCGGGTGGCCCTAATCGAGCATTTGACCAAAACGCTGAAGCAATTAGGGAGCTTGAAACGGCGGCTCAGAACGCTCTTTCAATAGCGATGAGGCAAACAGAAGAGGTGCGTGAGCAAGCTCGGCTTCGCGGCATAACTGCTGAAGCCGCCGAGAGGGAGCGCATAGAAGCCGAAAAGCAAGCTCTTATAACATCAATCACCGCTCCATATACAAAAGATGGCACGCTTGAAGACCGACCTATGTTTATTCAGGAAGCACAAAAAGTCGGCGAGGCTTATGAGGCCGCTGCCATTGCTGCCAGCCGCATTCTAAACCCGGTCAAAGAAGCGACAACCGCCACCATCGCGTTGAAGTCAGCGGCAGAAATTGCAAGAGAAGCATACGTTAATATGCTCGACAAGATGATTGAGGCTTCCCCATTGCTTCAGCAACTTGGCTTTGACGCCGAAATGCTTGAAGACACGATGGGCATGGTTCAGGGCAGCATGGAGCAAGCATTTATGTCGATGGTTGACGGAACGATGTCAGCCAAGGACGCTTTTAAAGCAATGGCCGCTGACATCATCAAAGAGCTTTACCGGGTGCTGGTTGTGCAAAGGTTGGTCAGCGGGATCACAACTGCGTTGGGTTTCCCTTCCGCACCTTCTGGCGGCGGCGGCAAAGCATCAGGCGGCCCGGTACAAGCTGGTCGGCCTTATGTCACCGGGGAGCATGGACGCGAGTTATTTGTGCCGTCCAGTGCGGGCCGTGTGCTAAGTGTAGCGCAATCAAAAGCGGCAGTGGGTGGCGGTGGCGGCACTTCGGTTGTGCAGAACTTCAACTTTGCTGCCAACGGAGATGACAGCGTGAGGAAGATCATTGCGCAGGCTGCGCCGCAGATTGCGAAGATGACGGAAAAAGGTATTTTGGATAGCCGCAGGCGCGGCGGTCAAATGAAGGCGGTCTTTGGATAATGTCGATTACATACCCTCTCACGTTGCCGACCACAGGCATCTCATCGGTTGAATTTCGCACCACGAATGCGAACACGACAAGTCAATCGCCGTTCACCTACAAGCAACAGATCGTCTCACATGGCGGTCAACAGTTGTCGGCCTCGGTAAGCCTTGCGCCAATGCGGCGTGCCGAAGCATCGGTTTGGAAAGCTGCGTTGATAAGTCTGAAGGGTTCGCTTGGGACGTTCTTGCTCGGCGATCCAAACTATTGCTATCCTCGCGGAACATTGCGCAGCACATCAGCACAACAATTTGCTTCAGTGTCGGGCAATGCTGGCGATACATTCTTTACGATGACAATGACAAATCAGGCCGACACACTGCTTGTCGGAGATTACTTTCAGGTTGGTCTGGGGGCATCGGCTCAACTGTTTCAGGTTATGGAAAACAGAACTGGCGATGGCACGGTTGAGGTGTGGCCAAACCTTCGCAGCTCACACAACGGCGATTTGGTTGGCACAAACGATCCAAAGGGTGTATTTCGCCTCTCAAATAATGTAACATCATGGTCGATAGACAACGCATCAATTTACGGCATTTCGTTTGAGTGTGTCGAGGCAATTTCGGGGTAAACAATGGCTGATCGTAAAATCACAGAACTGAACGCGCTGACGGGTGCAAACGCCACTGACACGGACGTTTTTGCCATTGTGGACATCTCGGCGGATGAAACCAAGAAGATGACGCTGGCCGAGCTGAAGAATGCCTTTGACACCGGGTCGGGCTTTGTTCGGATCACTGGCGATACGATGACGGGTGACTTGTCCTTCGGCGACAACGACAAGGCCATCTTCGGCGCTGGGTCTGACCTTCAGATTTACCATAATGGCAGTATGAGTATTATTTCGGATTCAGGTACAGGTCAGTTAAGACTTGATTCTACTACTGGTTTAGGGGTTTGGATTACTTCTGGCGGTGGTGCTGAAGCAATGGCAAAATTTAAAAATGATGGTGCTGTTGAGCTTTATTACAACGATGCCTCTAAATTTGCCACCACCTCCACAGGTATTGACGTAACTGGCACAGCCGTAACGGACGGCCTTACCGTAGCTGGCAACCTGTCAGTCGATGGCGGCACAATCAAGCTGGACGGAAATTATCCTGTTGGTACAGGCAACGTGGCGTTGGGTGATACTGCGTTGGACAGTTTAACATCAGGCGGCAACAATACAGCTATTGGTCGTGATGCAATGACAGCAAACACCTCTGGTGGAACTAACGTAGCTTTGGGTGGAAGGTCACTAGAAGCAAACACAAGTGCAAGTAATAATATTGCTGTTGGCTACGGTGCAATGCTTGTAAATACTACAGGGGCGAATAATGTAGGCATTGGTTACAATGCACTACTCTCCAACACCACCGCCTCTAACAACACGGCAGTTGGGTATCAGTCGCTTTATGCTAATACTACTGGCGCACAAAACACGGCTATTGGTAGGCTTGCGCTTGATGCAAACACTACTGCTAACGAAAATACAGCCGTAGGTAACTCTGCACTTGGGGCAAATACAACTGGTGCATCTAACTCTGCTTTAGGCAGTGGTGCGATGACTTCCAATACCACAGGTACTACCAATGTTGCGATTGGTGATTCTGCCCTTTACTCCAACACCACCGCCTCCTACAACACTGCAGTTGGGTATCAGGCTGGGTATACAAATAGTACTGGTATTCGTTTGTCGGCCCTTGGGTATCAGGCATTATACACAAACACTACTGGCACAGATAACGATGCATTTGGACACCAAGCCCTTCGCACTAATAACGGAAACTATAATCAAGCGTTTGGTCGTTCTGCTCTGTATAGTAATACTTCTGGCACAAGTAATGTAGCTATGGGTTCTAACCCTTTGTATACAAATACTACAGGTAGCTATAACGTAGCATTGGGCATGGAGTCACTATTCTCCAACACCACCGCCAACGCCAACACCGCAGTTGGGTATCAGTCGCTTTATGCTAATACTACAGGTTACTCAAACACCGCTGTTGGCCATCAATCGTTAGACAGTAATACCACGGGTGCAGGAAACAGCACATTTGGTCATGGTGCTGGCGCAGGTAATACCACAGGTACAAACATAAATATCTTTGGCATAAACGCTGGGTTGTCCAGCACAACAGCCAATAACATTACTGCGTTTGGTTCAGATACTTTACGCAACAATACTGCGTCTAACAACGCTGGTTTTGGCTCTGGCGCTTTATATACTAACACAACAGGTACTGGAAATACTGCACTTGGCCCAGCCGCATATGGATCAACGCAAGGCCCACTTGGTCTTAACACCTCTGGAAGTTCCAACACCGCTATTGGTATGCAAGCACTACTCTCTAACACCACCGCATCCAACAACAATGCTTTCGGTTTTCAGGCGCTGTACTCAAATACAACGGGCGCTGTTCAAACGGCAATGGGTCACGCTGCCTTAAATGCTAATACGACAGGTACTGAAAATACTGCCTTTGGCGGCGCAGCATTACTGGATAATACAACAGGCAACAATAACGTGGCAGTAGGGCGTAATGCCTTGGCAAACAACACCACCGCATCCTACAACACTGCTGTTGGGTATCAGGCTGGGTATAGTAATACTGTAGGTAGGCAAAATGTGGCTGTTGGGTATCAGGCTCTTAGAGATGGGACGCATACCACATTAGGGGATTACTTTAACACAGCAGTCGGCTCTCAAGCAATGAAAGCAAACACGACAGGTCAGTATAACACGGGTGTTGGTGGGCTTGCTCTTTTTGTAAACACAACGGGTTCAAATAACTCATCGTTTGGTTTGAGTTCGATGCAAGCTAATACGACAGGCACAAATAACACGGCTATTGGTCAAAGTGCTTTAACCTCCAACACCACCGCATCCAACAACACCGCTGTTGGGTATCAGGCTGGGTATAATACAACAACTCAACCGGAAAATACATTTTTAGGCGCTGGCGCTGGTTATTCTAATGTCACAGGTACAAAAAATACCTTTGTTGGTATGAACGCGGGTTATTATTGTACAGGTTCAGACAACACTATCCTTGGCCGTTTCTCAGGCAACCAAGGCGGCTTGGACATCCGCACCTCAAGCAACAACATCGTGCTGTCGGATGGGGATGGTAATCCTAGGGTTCGGGTTGATTCTAGTGGATTAGTATCTATTGGAGCAGCTACCAGCCCCCACGGAGGAACAAGGCTTTACCTTGAGAATAGCGCTTCAGCAAACGGGCTATCCCAAGTCAATAACACCCACAACGTAAGCGGAGATGTTGCAAACGGATGGTGGCTTGGCTCTAATTGTAACAATACAAGTTCTTATTTTCTTCAGTGTGGTATTACTGGTGTTGCCAACCAGTTGTATATCTACGGCAACGGAAACATACAAAATACTAACAACAGTTACGGCGGTATTTCGGATGTTAAACTTAAAGAAAACATTGTTGATGCTTCCTCACAATGGGATGACATTAAAAACTTAACTGTTCGTAAGTATAGCTTAAAATCAGACAATCTTGATGCCCCTAATATGCTTGGTGTTATTGCTCAAGAAGTTGAAGATGCTGGAATGGGTGGTCTTGTATTTGAAAGCCCTGATCGTGACACGGACAACAATGTTTTAGACACTACAACCAAGCACGTTAGTTATTCCATCCTCTACATGAAAGCAGTCAAGGCACTGCAAGAAGCAATGGAACGCATTGAGGCATTAGAAACTAAAGTCACAGCCCTAGAAGGAGCATAACTATGATTGACGCACCAACCACAGAAGAAATCGCAGCACACTACACAGCAATGGGTCACTCAGTTGACTTGATTAACGCTGGGCAACCAGAGGATATGTCCGATGAAGATTGGGCAGACACAGTGTCTCGCAATGTAGAGCATCTGGAAATCATGGTAGCTAAAGACTACTGGACTACAGAAGATATGACCGCTGCTAATGCTGCAATCGCAGCTTAGCTTAACTTAACTTAAAGGAGACTGTCATGGGTAAAAATGAAAAGAACCTCATCACTGTCAACGACATCGAATACAATGTAGATGATTTCACTGACGCACAGAAGACTATGCTTAATCATGTAAGCGATTTGGATCGTAAGCTGGGTTCCGCACAGTTTAACTTAGATCAGCTTAACGTGGGCCGTGAGGCTTTTGTCGGAATGCTGGCAAGCTCGCTTGAAACACCAGCGGAAGACGACGCTGAGTAAGCCAGCCAAAATAACGCAATCGGCCAGCTATGTGCTGGCCTTTTGCATATCCGGCACAATGTGTTATATTGGCCGCAATCCGATTTGCGAGAGGCGACAATGGCTTTAATTGATCTGAACATTCCCGCTGGCGTCTACAAAAACGGGACGGACTTGCAAAGCATGGGTCGCTGGCATGATGCGAGCTTAATCCGCTGGGGCGACGGCGTTATGCGCCCAATCGGCGGTTGGCGTTTACGCTCCTCAACAGCGGCCAACGCAACTCTTCGCGGCATGTTGACTTGGGTAGCCAATGACGACGTGCGCTGGATTGCTTCAGGTACATACGACAAACTTTATATTTGGACCGCACCCGGTGTGCGCTATGATATTACTCCTGCCGGTCTAACCGCTGGTAGAGAAGACGCCATTTCGTTTACTGGCTTTGGCGGCGGTACATACGGCAGTTATGGCTACGGCATTGCCCGGCCTGACACAGTTCGCATTCAGCCAGCTACAAGCTGGGATTTGGAATCATGGGGCGAGTATCTGCTGGCCTGCAACGAAGACGACGGCAAGATTTACGAGTGGCAGCTCAACACGGCGGTAGTGGCAGCAGTTCTGTCTAACGCTCCAGTTGACAACCTTGGCTGCGTTGTAACTGAAGAGCGCTTCCTGTTTGCGCTTGGCGCTGGCGGCAATCCTCGCAAGGTACAATGGTCAGACAGAGAAAATAATAATCTATGGACGCCAGCCGCTACAAACGAGGCCGGTGATCTTGAGCTAAACACGTCCGGCGCGCTGATGAAGGGCATGACCGTTCGCGGCCAGACTTTGCTTTTAACAACGCGCGACGCCCACGTTGCAAATTATATTGGCCCACCTTATGTCTACGGCATTGAGCGTGTTGGCACGTCATGCGGATTAGCTGCAAAGCAAGCTGCCGTTGTCGTTGACGCTGGCGCATTCTGGATGGGCGTTAATTCGTTTTACACATATCAAGGTGGCGCTGTGCAAGAGCTGCCGTGCGACGTGGCTGACTATGTGTTTAATGACATCAACAAAGGTCAGGTTAGCAAGGCGTTTGGCATGTCAAACTCAATGTTTGGCGAGGTAACTTGGTTTTACCCAAGTGCAGCGTCAACTGAGAATGACCGCTACGTCACATACAACTACACAGAAAACACTTGGATGATTGGCAACTTGGCTCGCACGGCTGGCATTGACCGTGGCGCGTTCCGCCAGCCCATGATGGCTGACCCGGCAGACTATAAGATATATGAGCATGAGATTGGCTTTGACTACGGCACGTTAACGCCGTTTGCTGAAACTGGGCCGTTCCGCATTGGCACGGGCGACCAAGTCATGAGCGTGACTGAATTATTGCCGGATGAAAAATCGCAAGGCGACGTGAATGCTATTTTTAAAACGCGCTTTTATCCAAACGGCACGGAACGGTCATACGGCCCGTATTCTATGAGCAACCCAACGTCGGTCAGATTTACCGGGCGTCAGGTTCGAATGCGTGTTGAGGGTGAGCGCTTGGCTGATTGGCGCGTAGGCATTAATCGGCTTGACGCTGTTGGCGGCGGTCGTAGATGACCCAGCAGAACCGTCCACCAGAGCCGCAGGATAAAGATTGGCAGACTTGGGGCCGACGCCTCATGTCGTACTTGTCCCAAACGCGCTCTGCGTTGGTTCAGCAAACTGGCGGTGAGAGTGCGGCAGACGATGGCACGATTATGTGGGACAGGGAAAACCTGTATCCGGTCGTAAGCAAAAATGGTGCTTGGGTTCAGATTGTGCTTGAAGACGGCCAGTATTCTGGCGGCATTACGGCAGATCAAACTGCGGCGGTTATTAATACGGCGTACGCTTTAACGTACACCGCTGAGATTTCGTCCGGCATTGCTAATGGCACTCCAGCATCTCGCATAGTTTTTGATGAAGCTGGCGAATACATGATTAGCTTCTCAGCACAGATTTCATCAACGTCTGCTTCAACAGTAAACTTCTGGTTTTGGCCACGGGTTAATGGATCAGACGTTACCGGGTCAACAATGAAGAATGCGTTACACCAAAACGGGGCAACGCTGGTTGTTTCGCGCTCATCAATATTTGATCTTAACGCTGGGGATTACTTAGAGGTAATGTGGGCTGTGGATAGCACTAACGGTTTTCTCGACGCAACAGCCGCAACTGCGTTTGCGCCTGCCGCGCCGTCATCAACAATAGCAATTACGAGGTTGCATGGATAGCGAACTAGAGCGTTGCAGGACTTGGATTGAAGCTGCCTTGGGTTACTCAGGCGGCACTCACGACTTTATTGACGTGGCCGAAGGTATATACAAAGGCACCATGCAGTTGTGGCCAACGCCAAAAGGGTGCATAGTCACTGAAATTGTGGTATATCCACGGAAGAAGATTTTAAACGTGTTTCTTGGTGGCGGTGAATTGGACCAGATTTTGGATATGCACGACGATGTAATAGAGTGGGCCAAAGCACAAGGTTGCGTAGCCCTAACCATGACTGGCCGCTTTGGCTGGAAGAAACCATTGAAGGCGCACGGTTGGGAAGCCCAGCATTCGTCATATGTTAAGGAGTTTGGCTAATGTCCAAAGGTGGATCAACGACTTCAGCAGTCACAATCCCAGAATACATTGAGGCCGCTGCCCAGCGTAACCTGAATAAAGCCGAGCGTATTTCGCAAATTGGCTACACACCGTATTATGGCCCAGACGTTGCGGCGTTTACGCCTATGCAGCAAGCTGGCTTTCAAAACACGGCTGACTTAGCCGGTGCTTACGGCATGGCAGCGCCATCTTCGCAGCAAGACATTTACGGTGGCATGGGGCCAGCAACAACTTACGCTGGCGGCGTTCAGGGTTATTCCTCTGCGCCAATGTTTGAGCAGTCGTTGCAGACATTGGGCGAACGTCGTCCCGGCCAAAAGTCTTACATTGATAGCTTCTTTATCGACCCGTACAGCGGTGGCGGTTCA